GCGGACAACGTAACCAAAAACAACGCCCTGTTGTCTCGCTTGAATCAGCGCGGCAACGTCAAGACCATCTCTGGCGGTAACGTAATTTTTGAAGAACTCTCCTTCGCTGAAAACGCGAACGGTGGCTTCTACTCTGGTTACGACTTGCTGCCTGTGGCTGCTCAAGACGTTATCAGCGCCGCTGAATATCAGATCAAGCAGTACGCAGTTCCAGTCGTTATGAGCGGCTTGGAAATGTTGCAAAACAGCGGCAAAGAGCAGTTCATCGACTTGCTCGAGGCTCGCTTGAACGTGGCCGAGTCCACCATGGTCAACCAGTTGGCCCAGTCCATCTACTCTGACGGCACTGGCTCTGGCGGTAAAGAAGTCACCGGCTTGAACGCCGCTGTGCCTGCTGACCCCACAACCGGCACCTACGGTGGCATCAACCGCGCAACCTGGACCTTCTGGCGCTCCAAGCTGTACGACTTCAGCGCTCAAAGCGTGACCCCCAGCGCGACCACTATGCAGGCCGCGTTGAACGCATTGTGGGCACAGTTGGTTCGCGGCACTGACCGTCCTGACTTGGTCGTGTTGGACAACAACTACTGGTCCTACTACATGGGCAGCTTGCAAGCTCAGCAGCGTTTCACGTCTCCTGAGACTGGCAACTTGGGCTTCCCCACGTTGAAGTTCATGGACGCAGACGTGGTGCTCGACGGCGGTATCGGCGGCTATTGCCCTGCCAACACCGGCTTCATGTTGAACAGCAAGTACATCAAGTGGCGCCCTCACAAGGACCGCAACATGGTTCCCTTGTCACCCAACCGTCGCTACGCGATCAACCAAGATGCGGAAGTCCAAATCTTGGCATGGGCCGGTAACTTGACCACCTCTGGTGCTCAGTTCCAGGGTCGTATCCAAAACTGATTTTGGTGGGCCGTCGTGGGTCTCCCTTTCCCGAGGGACTGGGGAGACCCACAACCCCTCGGGTTTTTTGACTGAAAGGAAATAATCATGGCAGCAACTTTTGGCGCAGCAGTATCTGCAGCAGCTCCCGCGGTCGTAGACACGGCTGCATCCCAATCCACTGGCGCCGTCTGTGAAGGCATTGGCCTGACAGGCGCTGACGGTGCATCCATCGGCGGCTCGCGCATCGGTGGTTCTCCTGGTACCGATCTTGTGATCGACACCAACGTTTAATCAAAAAAAAGGTAAAGAGATGCAACCCACGACACCAACCAATTTTGAGGAGCCCAGCGATTTCGCCAAACCGGACGAGACGCGCTTTGCCTCCGACAACAAACTCTACGTCGAGTTTTTCCGCAAGCCGATCATGCAACCTGGCAAGAGCCGGGAAGCTGGCCGCGCCGTGTACGAGGAAGTCGATTACGTCCGCATTCACGTGCCGGGCGACAAGTCCTCAGTGATTGAGCGTCCCATGAGCGAGCAGGACGTTTTCCGCTTCCAGGACCGCTACAACAAGTGGAAGGCTGGCCAGGCCGAAGCTGTGACCGGCACGCCCCTGAGCGCCCTGCCTGGCATGAATGCTTCCAAGGTCGAGGAGTACAAGTACTTCAAGATCGTCACCGTGGAGCAGCTTGCCGAGGCCAACGACAACCTGGGCGGCAAGTTCATGTCGTTCCAGCAAGACAAACAACGCGCCAAAGCCTTCATGGAGGTCGCGGCCAACAACGCCCCGATCGAGAAGATGAACGCCGAGCTGGCCAAGCGTGACGCCGAGCTTGACGAATTGCGCGAGGCAATGAAGGCACTTCAGGCCAGCATGAAGTCCAAGCGCAACGTCGCGCCGGTCGCTGAAACAACCGAGTAACAGGAGAGCCGGGGATGGCCTATCAAATCGTCAACGAATCGACCCTCTCGGCCATCGTGCAAAACGTGGCTGCGATGGTGGCCTTCCCCGTTCCCTCTGACCCTGCCGGCGATCCTGATCCGACCGTCCAGCAATTTGTGCAGGCCGCGAACATGGCCGGCATCGAGCTCCTGACCATGTACGACTGGCAGGAGCTCATCAAGAATTACCAGATTCCAATCACTGCAGACAGCAATGGCCAGAAGGAGAAAGCATTCCCTCTGCCCGAGGACTTTTTTGATTGGATCGATCAGACCAACTGGAACGCGACCACGCAGTTCCCGTCGCTCGGCCCTGTATCGCCACAGATGTGGCAGCAGCTGCTGATTCGCACCACGTTGCCCACGCTGTCGTTCTACTGGCAGGTGCGCGACAACATGATCTACGTCTTGGCTCCCCCCAATTCGCCGCAGATCATGAACGTGTTCTACATGTCCCAGGCTTGGGTGCAGGACCAAGACGACCCGACCCTGTACAAGAACCGCATTACCAAGAACGGTGACAAGGCCCTGCTCGACGCCACGCTGATCACGCTGTACACCCGCGTGAAGTGGCTTGAGATGAAGGGCTTGGACAGCTCCGCTGCCATGCGCGATTTCCAGATCGCCTACGACAGCCGCAAGGGAGCCGAGAAGGGCGCGCCTGTGCTCAGCATGGCGCGTGACTTCCGCTTCCCGTACATCCAGCCTCTGGTCAACACGCCAGACACTGGCTATGGAGGCTGATCATGCCGTTGGTGCCTCTTGCCCCCTTCAAGGCTCCTAGAAGGGCCGCCGCCGCACAGACAGCGCAAGTGCAGGTCATTCCTGCGCCCACCGGCGGTCTGAACTACCGCGACCCGATCAGCGCCATGTCACCCATGGACGCGCTGGTCCTGACCAACTTCATCCCCAAGCAGCAAGGCGTCGAGCTGCGTAAGGGCTGGAAGCAAACCACGATCTCGCTTGAGGAGTCGATCGAGTCGGTGTTTGGCTTCAAGGCTCCCAACAACAATGACGACAAAGTGTTTGTGGCGGCTGCCGGCAACATTTACGACGTGACCGATGGCACCTACACCGAAGTAGTGACCGGCACGGGCAGCGATGAAGACGAGTGGTGGACCACGCAGTTCTCTACGCCCGCGGACACGTTCCTGTTGGCCGTCTCGCCTGGCGCCGGCTATTGGACCTATGACACCACCAACGGCTGGGTGCAGCAGTCGGTGACCGGCTTGCCCAGCACCGTGCGCACTGTGGCCGTGTGGAAGCAGCGCGTGTGGTTCACGGCTGCCGAGGATTCCAACGTTTACTACTTGGACACCGTGGACGCGATTGCCGGCACGGCGACCTCGTTCCCCATGGGTTCACTTTTGCGCAATGGCGGCAGCGTCTCCGCGCTCATCAACTGGACCATGGACGCTGGGCTTTCAATTGACGACTACTTGATTGTGGTCGGCACCGAGGGCGACATTGGCGTGTGGGAGGGCACTGACCCCACCAGCGCCAGCACATTCAACCTCAAGGGCGTGTGGTACGTGGGTCCTGTGCCCAAGCACGGCACGTTCTTCACCCCGTTTGGCGGTGACGTGATGATCGTCAGCGAGTTGGGTTTGGTGCCCATGTCCAAGCTCGTCGCTGGCCAGTACACGCAAGACCAACAGATCGGCCCCGCGTCCAAGATTCAGTCAGTGTTTGCGCCGCTGGTGCGCAAGCTCTTGAACGACAAGTTCTTCGACGTGTTTGTTGTGCCGTCCTCAGACGTCTTGGTGATTAAGCTGCCCGCGGACGGCGGCACGTATCGTCAGTTTGCCATGAACGTGACCACAGGCGCATGGTGTCAATTTTTCGGCATTCCCATGCGCAGTGCTGCGGTGATTGGTGGCCAGCTGTACTTTGGCACCAATGACGGCTACACCTGCTTGGGGTTGTTTGGCGAGCGCGATGGTGTCGATTCGGTCGGCGCTGGCGGCAACTACATCGAGGGCGAGGTGCAGACCTCGTTTCAGCACTTCAACACGCCTGCGCAGCTCAAGAAGTTTGGCATGGCGCGTCCGATCTTTATTGCCTTGGCCAACCCCAGCCTAAAGCTGGTGGTCAATACGCAATTCCAATTCAACACCGTGGGCGGCTCGCCGTACTTCTTTGGCGAGGACAATGGTGTCTGGGACGAGGGCATTTGGAATTCCTCAACTTGGGTGGGGAACAACACGTACCAAGCCTGGTACGGCACAACAGGCCTTGGCTACTACGGCTCGCTGCGCATGAAGGTGCGCGGCCTGCCCGCGACGGTGTTTACATCGGCGCACATGATGACTGAAATTGGTGGGGTAATGTAATGCAACGACGTGAAGATTCTGAATTGGCCAATGCGCTGCTGCAGCTGATCGGCGCAAGCCCTGACATGGCTGCAATGCAAGCGCCTGAGCAACAAGCCGCGCCTAGCTTGGCGCGAGGCGGCACAAGCAGCCTGATTCAAGCGCTGCGTGGTGGAGAGTCCAAAAACTCAGCCGGCAATCCTGGCATCAGCTATTTTGACAATCCCGAAAACGGCGCCGCGATCAACTTCCAGCGCACTGGCGGCGGTCTTTTCAATCCTGCGATCTTGAAGATGTTGCGCACGCCTAAGCCAACAGTGCAGTTACCCAAGGCTGAGACAGGCACGCCCTACGTCAAGCCGATCGACCCGGTGGTTGATGACTTTGACTTCAAAGACATTGTGATTGATGACGTCGTTGATGAAGACGTTGTGGACGACGTCGTGGACGATGGCGACGTTCTTGATGATCCAGTCGTAGACGTTGGTACACCAATCGTTGATGGCACAGTTGTTGATGATGACACCGTCGAGGACGACTTGGGCACAAACCTTGACACGACTTTGCTTACTGACTTGGTGGTGCCAGAAGAAAAAGAGAAGACGGGCATTGTGGACATGGAAGTTGTTGATGGCCTTGAGGCGCAAGACGACGGCACAACGGGGGGCATTCTTGATCTGATCAATGCTGGTCTTGGCGACAACTCCGAGAAGACAGGAACCGTAGATATTGAAGTCGTAGACCCTAATGTGGACATTGGGTCAGACGACGGCACGACACAGGACATTCTTGATTTGATCAACTACTTGGACACCAGCGGATACCCTGGTGGCATTCCTGGTTATGACGGGTATGAACAGTACGGACAGAAAGGCGGCGGCAAAGCGATCTTTGACGAGACCTTGGGCGCTTTGGAGTTCTAAAAGATGCGGCTCACTACAGACAAACCAGGTGAGCCTCCGGTCATTTGGGAATGGATGCACAAAAGGACAAACCTGCCTTGGAGTAGTGACCTGCGTGCAATAGCGGCGATGCGAGATGACGGCACAATTGGGGCCGCGGTTGCATACAACGCGTGGACAGAAAAGGGATGCTGGATGCACGTCGCATTTGACACTCCACACAGTTTGACCCGTGAGCTTTGGCGTGCGGCTTTTGAATACCCGTTGATTACCTGCGGGAAGGAAGCGGTCTACGGCCTTACACCAAAGCACTTGGAAGATGCTGTAAAGATGAACCGCAAGCTCGGATTTCAGCAGATTGCAGAGACCGTTGATTGCGTGATGTTTGAAATGAAGGCAGAGGACTGCCGTTGGATCAAGGAGAAAGATCATGGGCGGAAAAGCTAGCGCACCCGCAACCCCCGACTACGTCGGCGCAACACAGCTGCAGGGTCAGCTCTCGAAAGAGAACCTGAACATGCAGAACTACGCCAACCGGCCTGTGATCAACACGCCGTGGGGCACGCAGAGCTGGGGCACGCAGACCGTGACCGACCCGTCCAGCGGACAGGACGTCACGCAGTGGACCCAGAACACAACGCTGGCGCCTTCGCTGCAGTCCGCGCTGGATGCGCAAGTAGGCCTGCAGAACGATCGCAGCCAGCTTGCCTCGAGCTTTATGGATCGCGTGGCCAGCGAGTACTCGCAGCCGTTCAATTACTTTTCGATCCCTCAGATGGCCCAGGCCAACCGCCCCGGCAATCTGCAGACACAGACAAACGACTACTCGCCAGGCTTGGCCACCGGCTTTAATTTCGGCTCGCCCCAGGCGTCGCTGAACATGGCCGACAACCCTGCGCTGCCTCAGTTTGATTCGAGCTACCGCGACACGGTGGCCAATCAGCTCATGCAGAAGATGCAGCCGGTGCATGACTACCAGCAGCGCCAGCTTGAGACAAAGCTCGCAAATCAGGGTTTCCACCAAGGCTCTGAGGCTTACAACCGTGCCTTAAACGAGCTGCAAGCGCGTCAGGCTAACGAGCGCTACAACGCCTTGGACACGTCGGGCAATGAAGCTCAGCGCCTGTACAACATGCAAATGGGCACGGCGCAGCAGGCATTTAACCAAGACTTGGGCGCCGGCCAGTTTGCCAACCAGGCACAGAATCAGGGCTACACCCAGAACCTTGGCGCGGCTCAGTTCCAGAACCAAGCGCTGGGCCAGGCTTCCGCGCTCGACCTTGCCGGCATGAACGCAGGCAACAATGCGATTGCGCAGCAGTACGGCCTCAACCAGCAGTACGCCAACGCACAGAACCAACTGCGCCAGCAAGCGATTGCGGAGCAGATGCAGCGCCGCGGCATGTCTTTGAACGAGATGAACGCGTTGTTAAGTGGTCAGCAGGTGAGCATGCCCAGCATGCCCACGTTCAATCAGGCCGGTCTTGCGCAAACGCCCAACATCCTGGGCGCAACACAAGCGCAGTACGACGCGCAGCTGGGCGCGTACAACGCACAGCAGGCAGCCGGCGCAAACACACTAGGTGGTTTGTTCTCGCTGGGCAGCGCGGCTTTGATGGCTCCGACTGGGACGTTTAGTTTTTCTGACCGTCATTTGAAGTCGAACATCAAGCGCGTGGGCACTCACGCGATCGGCGTGGGCATTTATGAGTACACAATGATGGGAATGCCGCAACGCGGTGTGATTGCCCAGGAAGTTGAAGCGGTGCGACCTGACCTCGTCAAGCGTCACGCCAACGGTTATTTGATGGTGAATTACGGAGGCCTGTGATGAATGACGATCTGATGTTTGAGTACCTGGTCCAGATGGGCCAAATGCGTCCTGAAGAAGCCGAGCTCAAGAAAAAGCAGGCACTGGTTGACGCGTTGCGCAAGGGCGGCATGAGCGCGCCCGAGGGCCAGATGATTGGCAAGCATTACGTTGCGCCTGGTCTGACGCAATACGCGGCGCAGTTGGGTCAAGGCTACATGGCCAGCAAGGGCCAAGAGGGCGTCGATCAACAGATGCGCGGTATGAACGCCAACCAAGCCGCGGCCTTGCAGCAGATGCGCGAGCGCCTGCGCCGCAAGCAAATGGGCTTGATGGGTGACGGCAGCATGGACACGGGGAACTATGGCTTTGAGATGCCAGGATCGGGGTACTAATCATGGCCGATTACAGCCTTTACCCCACCGATGAGGAAGTGCCGGCAGGTCCTGGCATTCTCCTTAAGAAGGCGCGAGCACGGCTCACTTCGGCTGGTGATACGTTGACCAACAACGTGGCGCCTGGTCAGGGCAGTGTGTTGCCCAACAGCATTGACATGCTGCGCAACCGATCCGCTGAAACGTACAAACGTGCGTCTGATTTGATGAACGCGCCGCTGGACTATTCCGGCATTCAGGACTTTGCCAAGCAACGCTCACAGCAGGGCGACGCGGCAATGATGAACGCTTTGGCCGCTCAGTTTGCCGGCGAGCAGTTCGCGCCTGTGCAAGAGCAGCTGCTGAAGAAATCCGCAGGCGCCCGTGAACCGATCAAGATGGGCGGCGGTTTGATTACGCCCGAGGGTCAGTTCATTAAAGACCCCGAGGCCGCGCAGGACAAAGAGGTCAACATGCTCTTGCAAAATGCAAAGGCCTACGAGCAAATTGCTCAGACCGCAGAGTCCTCACGCGAGCGCATTGCGGCGCAGCGTCGCCATGACGAGATCATGGAAAACATTGCCCTTGGCAACCAAAACCTGCGACGTGATCTGGCAGCCAACAAGCAACCGGATTACAGCAAGACCTGGCGCGCTGAAGACAACCTGCGGGGTGACTTTGACAAGCTGACAAAGGACCTACGCGAGGAGCTCAACGCCACTAGCAAGATCACGCAGATTGTTGGCGCCACGCCACCAGGTCAAAAGCCTGACGCGATCACGCAGCAATCTCTTGTCATTTTGTTGAACAAATTCTTAGACCCTGGCTCTGTTGTGCGTGAGGGTGAATTTGATCGCGTCGTCAAAGCGCAGGGCCTTGAGGGCCAGGCGCGAAACCTGTACGACCGCATCATCAAAGGCCAGCCCTTAGATGCGGCCACGATTCAGCAGATCAACGGTTTGGCCAACCTGTATTCGCAGGCAGCCACGGCCAAGATTCAGTCGATCGCGGACAACTACACCGACATCGCCGGCAAGCGCAATCTGGACTTAGGCAGCGTAATCAGCGATCCGCGTTTCCGCAGAGCTCCTGGTGCCGGATCAAATTCCAACGCGCCGCTGTCTGCTGCTGAGCAAGCAGAGTTGCAGAATTTGCGTCAGCGCTTTGGGAAAGGTGGTGGCTAATGGACCCCCGCGAAGAACTAGCAGCACTGCGCCGATTGGCCGAGCTCGAGAGCAAGGCTCGCGGCGGCATGCCTGAGAAGGTTGACTGGGAGCTTGAGCTCCGAAAGCAGGACGCCAAGGAAATGGGCCCCGGCGAGCGCTTCTTTGCCTCCATGGGCCAGCCCGTGGCGGACATTGTTCGCTCGGCCAAGCGCATCGGCAACATGGTGGGCATCGGTGACTACACCGAAGAAAGAGCCAAGCGCGACAAAGAGCTTGAGGCCCCCATCACTGACACAACTGCCGGCAAAGCAGGCCGCATTGTCGGCGACATTGCTCTGACGGCGGCTCCTGTGGTCAAAGGCACACAGATGGCCGCTCAAGGCTTGCGTCAGGCATCACGCCTGCTACCCAAGGCCACGACTGCGATCAACGCTGCAGCGCCCTACGTGGGGGCTGCGGGAGTTGGCAGCGCGACCACAGCCCTGCTGACGCCCGAGGACATGGCCAAAGGCGCCAAAGAGGGCGCAATTTACGGCGCTGGTGGCGAGGCTTTGGGTCGGGTGGCATCTACTGCCTACCAAGGCGGAAAAGCGCTCCTAGAGCCTTTGTGGCAGTCGGGCCGCGAACGGGTGCTCAAGCGCACCATTGATCGCTTTGCGCAAGACCCTAATGCGGTGCGCGCTGCCGCGGCCAATCCTGAAGTGTTTGTGCCTGGTGCAACGCCTACGCTTGCGCAAGCCTCCATGGACCCCGGCGTTGCTCAGCTCGAGCGCGGCGCAATGAGTGTGTCGCCTGACGTGGCCAACATGGTGGCAGACGCTACTGGCCGCCGCGTGAGCGCCTACAAGACCGCTTTGGACGATTTGGCAGGCAATGACGGCAGGCAGGAGTTTTTCACTGCCGCCCGCGACCGAGCAGCCGACGAGCTCTATGGCCAAGCCCGTGCTGGTGGCTTGCAGATGACGCGTCAGGCAAACAAGATCATGCAAGACCTGATGAAGCGCCCATCGATTCAGCAGGCTATGGGTGACGCCCGTCAATTGGCCCTTGAGAAGGGCATCAAGATCGACAACCCAGCCGGCAGCGTCGAAGGTCTGCAATTCGTCAAGAAGGCGCTTGACGACCGTATCTCGGCAGCCAAGACCGCCGGCAACAGCGAGCTGGCCAGCGCGCTGAGGGACACGCAGGAAAAGCTCTTGGGCTACTTGGACATTGCCGCACCCGCTCATGGCGAGGCTCGTCGCACGTTTGCTGCCATGTCTCAGCCTGTGAACCAAATGGCGGTTGGCCAGAAGCTGCGCGACACCATGTTCCCGCCGCTGTCAGATTGGAACCCCAACATGATCCGCACGCGGGCTGATGCCTACGCGCAGGCCTTGCGTGATCCCAAGATGGCATCACGCGCCACAGGCATCAACACCACGCTTGAGGAAGTGCTTGATCCTAGCCAGCTGCAGACTGTCCAAGGCATTGCCAAAGACGTTGCACGGGCAAACACAGCCGGCGACCTGGCCAAAGTGCCTGGCTCGCCCACAGCTCAATACATGGCCGCGCAGAACGTGATCGGCCAGATTCTTGGACCACTTGGCTTGCCGCAATCGATGCTGCAATCGCAGGCATCTAAAATCGCCAGTGGAATTATGGGATGGGCGTACAAAATCCCCGAAAGGGAGTTGCAGCAGATGTTGGGCCAGGCGTTGACCGACCCAGCTGTGGCAAGTCGAATTTTGGCCGCCAAAGACCCCAAAACAGTTGCAGAAATTTTGCGCCCATACGTGTCAGTTCCCGCTGGCGTGGTGTACGCAGACCAGTAAGGAGAAGAAAACATGCCACGCAACGCATCAGGCGTCTACACGCTACCTGCCGGAAACCCGGTCGAACCCGGCACAACGATTGATTCAGCGTGGGCAAATGACACGCTGGAGGACTTGGCCAACGAGATCACCAACTCGCTCTCGCGCACGGGCGCGGGCGGTATGTTGGCCCCTTTCCGTATTGCTGACGGCACGATCACCGGCCCTGGCCTGTCGTTTTTGAACGAAACCAACACCGGCCTGTATCGCTCTGGCGCTGGCTCGGCATGGATGTCGGTGCTCGGCGTCAACGTGGCCCAGTTCTCGACGGTTGGTTTGACGATTCCCTTTGGCAAGGCACTGACTGCGCAGGGTAACGCCTCAGTCGCTGGCACGTTGGCAGTGACTGGCGCGGTCACCTTGTCCTCTACTTTGGCCGTGACTGGTGCGATCACCGCAACGGGTGGCGTTTTGGGCAACGTCACTGCGGCCTCTGGCACATCGACGTTCAACAACGTCACGATCAACGGCAATTTGGACATGGACGCCGGCAGCTCGGGCACCATCACCAACCTGCCCAACCCCACAAACAGCGGCGACGCGGCCAACAAGGGCTACGTTGACGCGCAGGTAGCCACTCGCTTGGCGTTGACCGGCGGCACGCTGACCGGTGCGCTGGCCATGTCCAACAACAAGGTCACCGGCTTGGCAACGCCAACGGCTGACCAGGACGCGGCCACAAAAGCCTACGTTGACAGCGTGGCCCAAGGCATCGACGCAAAGGCCTCCTGCCGTGCCGCCACAACGGCCAACATCACCTTGAGCGGCAACCAGACGATCGACGGCGTGGCCGTGATCGCTGGCGATCGCGTGCTGGTCAAGAACCAGTCTAGCGCTGCTGAGAACGGCATCTACGTTGCAGCCGTGAGCACCTGGTCGCGTGCGTCTGACGCCAACACCTGGGACGAGCTTGTCGCTGCCTTCACATTCATCGAGAACGGCACAGAGAACGGCAACAACGGTTTCATTTGCACGATCGCACCAGGTGGGACTTTAGGCACCACACCTGTGACCTGGGCGCAGTTCTCGGGCGCTGGCCAGATCATCGCCGGCCAGGGCCTCAGCAAGACTGGTAACACCATCCAGGTGAACACAGCATCAAGCGCACGCATCGTTGTTGGCGCCGACGAGATTGACCTGGCCACGACTGGCGTGGTGGCTGGCACATACAAGTCAGTGACCGTGGATCAGTGGGGCCGCATCACTGGCGGCACAAACCCAACGACGTTGGCTGGCTTTGGCATTGGCGACGCGTACACACAAGCGCAAGTTGACGCCTTGGTTGGCGCCAAGTTGTCCCTGACCGGCGGCACGATGTCAGGCGCGATTGCGATGGGCACCAACAAGATCACCGGCATGGGTGATCCCACAAATCCACAAGACGCGGCCACCAAGAACTACATCGACACAATTTTTGGCTCGACCGCTACGGCTGCCGCGTCGGCAGCTATTGCAACAACTCAAGCTGGGATTGCGACCACGCAGGCAGGTATTGCTACTACGCAGGCCGGCATTGCTACAACGCAGGCAACTAATGCCGCGGCCTCTTTTACAGCATTTGACAATCAGTACTTGGGCAGCAAAGCCTCAGACCCATCGACCAACAACACTGGCGGCGCGTTGGTGGAGGGCAATCTGTATTGGAACAGCACGGCCAACGAAATGCGCGTCTATGACGGCGCTGCGTGGGTCGCCGCGTACTTGCCCGCAGCTGGCTACCTGGCTCTGACTGGTGGCACGTTGACCGGCAACTTGGGATTCAACGGCACGGCCTTGCGCATCACTGGCGACTTCAGCAATGCGACGCAAGCAAGTCGTCTGTTGTTCCAGTCCAGCACTACGAATGGCGCAACCAGCGTTGGCGTAATCCCCAACGGCACAAGCACAATTTCTCGCTTCTGGTCTTACAACAACGCGGACCCAACAAACGCATCGTTCATTAACTTTGGCTTGGTCACAGACGAGGCAAGGTTCTGGTCTGGCGCCAACGGCAGCGGAACAACCTATCCGGTAACGTTCTTTGTTGGCGCATCCGAGCGCGGACGCATTGCAACTACCGGCAACTGGCTGATCGGCAGCTCTACTGACAACGCGACAGACAAGCTCCAAGTGACTGGCAGCATGTCCTTGAGCAGCGCGCTGCGCGTTGGTGCATTGCCTTCTGCTGGCACGTCTGGCCAGGTGCTCACGTCCGCTGGTGCTGGTGCTGCGCCTACTTGGGCTACGCCCGGTGGCGGTTCGTGGGTATTCCTGTCAAGTGCATCTGCGTACTACTCGTCGTACGTCGATTTCACCGGCTTTGTTACTTCTACGTATGACACGTACGCGGTTATTTTGACGGCGTTTGATGTCAATGGCGGCAGCTCTGGCGCGTTTCAATTTTATATTGGCGGCACGCTTCAAACCTCAGGTTATTCGACAGCCGGTTTTTACGCAGACGCCAGTGGAAACATCTATGGACGTGGCCCAGATTCAGCACACGTTCGTATTACAAACGCAGCCAATCAAAAGCAGTTTGGAATTGTTTACATCAACTCAAACCAATTTAACTCTTTGTCAGGAACCATGACACCCGTGGTTTTTTCTCAGTTGGGAGGCAATGGTTCATACACAACCTATTTCAACACATGCGGAAGCATAAACAACACAGGTGCAGTTACCGGTATTCGTTTTCTAAATCAAGGCGGGGGAAGTATTAATGGTCGCTTTGATCTGTATGGCATCAAACGCAGTTAAGGAAAAAACATGACACGTACAGCAATGGTTAACGGTGAGGTAGTCAACCTCACGGCTGAAGAAGAAGCGGCATTTGACGCTGAGGAAGCTGCTTGGGCCGCCAAGCAAGCCGAGCTTGCAAAGACGCAATACCAACGCGACCGAGCCGCAGAGTACCCGCCGATCACCGACTACATCGACGGCATCGTCAAGGGCGATCAAGCGCAGGTGCAGGCATACATTAATGCTTGTTTAGCTGTGAAAGCGAAGTACCCTAAACCGGAGTGATCCATGCCGATCGCCTACACCTGGCAGTTCGATTCGCTTGATGTGTTCCCGACGTATCAAACAGTGACTGACGCAGTGGAGAGCATGCACTGGCGGCTAACGGCTAATGACGGCCTTGGCCATCAGGCGCAGGCTTACGGTGAACAGAAAACAGGCCCGATCGACGTCAACGACTTCATCCCGTATGACGACTTGACGTTGGCAGATGTACAGGGCTGGTGCGAGACGCAGATGGGCAGTGAGGTTGATGTTGTGAAGGCCGCGCTCGTTGGCCAGATCAACGAGCAGATTGACCCAACCGTGCTGTCATTAGCACCGCCCTGGTGATGCGATAATCACGCCACAACAACATTTCATCAACCCACGACACCACAGGAGATTCAAATGGAAATCACATTGCAACTTGAGCTGAACGAAGTCAACGCGGTACTGGATGCGATCGGGCAACTGCCTACTAGCACCAACACATGGCCCATCGCGGCCAAGATTCGCGCACAAGCAAAGGCTCAGCTCCCGCACGAAGATTCGCCAGAAGCAAGCACAACTGACTGAAGCAAGGATGTAGAAACATGAGCACGGCCAACCACACAGCAGAGACAGGCGCGACGATCATTGCCAAGGCAGGGCCACCTGCCACCGTATCGCTCGCCACTCTGGCTGGCTATCAAGTCAGCGAAATTCTGCTGTGGGCCACGCTCATCTACACGGTGCTGATGATCGGCCACAAGGTGTGGCAAATCTACAAGGACGTGACTCGAGATGAATAACCGAATCGCCCTCGCCAGCATCACGCTGTCGGCGGCGGCACTGATCAGCCTGGTGGTCAGCGAGGGATACACAGATCAAGCCGTGATCCCCGTACCAGGCGACAAGCCCACCATCGGGTTTGGCACAACTGACGGCGTGAAGATGGGCGACAAGATCGACCCAGTGACCGCGGTCAAGCGAGCTTACAAGGACATCCAACAATTCGAAGGCGCTGTGCGCCAGTGCGTGAAGGTTCCCCTCACGCAAGCCGAATACGACGCCTGGGTCGAGTTCACCTATAACGTGGGCGCGCAGGCGTTCTGCAATTCCACAGCCGTCAAGAAGCTTAACGCGGGCGACTATGTGGCCGCGTGTGAGCAGATGAAGCGATGGGTCTATGTCGGTGGCCAATTCAATCAAGGACTGGCCAACCGGCGCGAGCGGGAGTACCGAAAATGTATGTCAGAGCAGCTGCCGCGCTAGTCCTGATCGTCTTCTTTGCCGGCACACATTGGAAGGCCTATGTGTCGGGCAAGCAGGCCGTGCAAGCCCAGATGGCGCAGGCAGCCCTCAAGGCAGAGCAGGCCTACAGGGCCAAGGAGCAGGCGCTGATCGCGTCCAAACAACAAGTCGAGGTCAAGTATGCAGAAGACAAACGCAAAGCGGCTGTGGCCGTTTCTAGTGCTCGCGCTGAGCTTGGGCGGCTGCGCGACGAGCTCTACGCCATTGGTCGTGCCCCCAGTGCATGTACCGCAACCGGCGCCAGAGTTAATGCAAGAGCCCCAATTGAAGGAGAGCTACTCGGACAGTGTGCGCAAGCTCTTACAGACATGGCGAGAAAAGCTGACGAGCTTACGGTGACTGTTGTAGGCTTGCAGCAGTACGTGAAGCAGGTGTGCCTCAAGTAACTGTGCCAAAATTGTGTCACGGCATGTGCCGTTTGTGATTGCCATTGAGACCTTGAGCCCTGATTTTCAGGGCTCTTTTTTGCCCGGTGTGATTGTGATTCCGGTTGTCGTGGGTTCGAGTCCCATCAGCCACCCCAGTAAATCAGTCACTTAGCGAAGCGCTCGCAAGTGACACAAGCCTTTTGTGTCATTTTTGTGTCACTTGTGTCAATATAGTGTCACCCGCTCGGCGGCAGCGGCCAAGTGCTCGGGTGATAAGTGGCTGTATTTTTGGACCATTTGGGGCGAGTGCCAGCCCCCCAGTTCCTGCAATACCGACAGGGGCGTGCCAGCCATGGCGTGCCAACTGGCCCAGGTATGGCGCAGGTCATGGAAGCGGAACCCTGGCACGCCGGCCTGTTTGCAGGCCGTCTCCCAGGTGTTTGCCCACACCCGAGTCATGTCGCCCCACACCCTGCCCTGACGGGGCTCGGGCATGCTGGCCAAAAGCTCCCGCGCCTGGGCGTTCAAAGGGACCACGATCCGCTCACCGGCCTTGGCTTCGTCGCCGTGGACAATGGCCACGCCGCGATCAAGGTCAACGTTCTCCCAGGTCAGGCCAAAGATATTGGCGCGGCGCAGGCCGGTCAAAAGCGCAAATCGGACGGGCATCCGATATTTAGCCGGGAGAGTGGCGATCAAAACCTCCGCTTGTTCGTGTGTCAGAAATGCGACACGACGGCGGGGCTCTTGCTCGGTGCGCAGGCTGGGGGCGCGGTCCAGCCAGTCCCACTCGCGCTCGGCAGCGCGCAGCACAGCGCGGATGAAAGCGCGGTAACGGTTGCGGGTGGCTGGTCGCACGTCTTGGGGCAGGCATTCCTCGATGCGGTCGCGGTCCAGGTCGGACAAGCGCACGGTGCCCAGCTTGGGCAGGAAGTAGTCGATCTTGTCTTGGTCGTCACCGATCGACTTCTTGTGACCGCGCTCGAGCAGCCAGCGGTCGCAGGCCTCCTTGAATGTCTTCTTGGGTTTGATCTTGAGGACCTTGGCGTTCCAGAGGGCGGCGCGGCGCTCGTCGTACAGGCGGGCCGCTTCCTTGGGGTCGCTGGTCTTGAGGGACTCACGGATTCTCACGCCATTGATCTGCGCAATGATCCAGTAAGTCTTGTTGCGCAGCTGCGGGCCGTTTGCTTTGTTTGCCATCGTTGTTTCCTGGTTGTGAATCGTTGTTAATGAGATTCTCACACCTTAGTGTGAGATTGTCAACACCCTGATTAAATTGACACGACGCCCCACTGATTGGCCATGGCCTGAGCAATCCCCATGTACGTCTCGCTACGCAGCTTCCAGCGATCAGCAGACGGGGGCAGGTAGTGCAGGCGCTCTCGCTGGTTTTTCGGCAGTTGCATCATTTCCTCCTTCACGTTGTTGGTTGGGGTCAGCTGTGGCAGGCCCTTGAGCCAAAGGCAGGTGGCCTTCTGCTCCATGTGGCCAAACATCCACGGCTGAATGACTTGATCCGGCTTGCGCCAGAGTGACGACATCACACACACGGGGTTTTCGATCGCAATGCGGGGAATGTCCAGCTTGGCCAGCTTCATGAAGAACGAAGCGCTGGCCTGTTGCGCGCCAACAAGGCGCTTGTTGGCAAACCATGCAGCACCCGACACCGCAAGGTCGGTGCAGGGTGGGTGGGCAATCATCAGGTCCCACGGGTAATCAACCACGTCAAACACGTCGCCTTGGTAGTGAGGTCCCGGCGCGTCAGTCGGCAACAGATCGCAGCTCATGGCTTCATGCCCCAGTGCAATAAAGGCGTCGCGTACACGCCCTGAGTATTCGCAAGCTACTAACACCCTCATGCATTCAACCTGCCCCACTCTGCAATCAATGCAGCCTCGGCCCGCCCGTCGTCCTTCACCCGCTTGAACTCGCCGGCATGCGCTGGCCAGAGCTGTGCAGCCTTAGAACGGCTGCCATCCTTGCCAGAATTGAGCTGCAGCGCTTTTTTCCACTTGCCAGGGGTAACGGTAGTAGTGGGAATGCCAAGGCCTGCTAGGACGCCCTTGGCCAAGCCGAAGGATTCCCCAAAGGCAAACATGGAGCTCACCCCCTGGCCAGGCATCGCGCCCACTTGCTCAATGCAGGCCTTGGCGCCTTGGTCGGCGTAGAGCTTGAGCTCCGCGGCCAGCATCTCAGGTGACACGCGGCGCTTGAGCTTGCCGCCAACGGTGATCTCCACCGAAGGCATGTCGAACACCTGCACAAACTTCCCGTTGGCCTCAAGGATGGCGATCGCGCCTGCTGCGCCTGGGTCAATTCCGATGATGAATTCAGTGGTCATTCTGTTGGTTCTTTCTTGCTTTTGAGGCGTGCCTCAAGTTGGCGGCGCGTGAGCGCCAGGTTGAAAACGCTGTTAGCCGTGAGGCGCAGCTTGCGGCGCTCCCAGTACCGGCGCTTGACCGCCAGCTGGTCCGCGACCGGTTTCTTTGCGTCGGTCTTGTCGCCCAAGGCATAGACGGCGCGGGGGTAGTACCGCTCGCCCTCCATGTCGTAGACGTACTCCTTGATGTACACGCGCTTGCCCGACTCGGGCGATCGCTTGTGCAGTCTGGTCACCACCGCGGCAATGTCGTCCTTCTCGCGCCCGAGCTGCTTGCAAATCTCGGCGCGAGTCATGGGGCCGTCTTCCTCGAGCATGCGTAGCACCTCTCGCGTCACTGATCCCCACTTGGCGGTCATTTGCTCGGCCTCCTGGTCGTGCGCACGGTCCAGCAGTGAGCGCACATCCAGCGGCCTGGGCCCATCTCAATGCCACCCTCTGGCAGACGCATCTCGTTGCACTTGTTGCACATACGCGCTGGGTGCACGGGCTGCTTGCGATTGCCGTTGAGGTTGATGTTTTGCTTTACAAAGCTCACAGCCACCTCCAGCCCGACATGAACGAGAGGTACATGAGCTTGCAAACAAACCCAACCAGCGCCAGGGCTGCGTAGCTGAAAACAAGCGCCAGCGTCCAGCCGGCGATCATGGTCAACGTTTCTTTCATTTGTTGGCCTCCTTAAGTCTGGATTCCATGATGTTTAGCAAATTCATCATGTGGCGCGGCTCAGGAAGGCGCGGCAAAGCATCAATCCACTCTTGCTTTTCTTGAGCCGTTAGCTCAACCCATGGCTTCTCTCGCTGTGGCGCTAAGTAAAGCGGGACTGTCTCCCCCTGCGTTGCACTGACCATCTCGATCGAGTAGGCCTGTGCAAACGTCTCGCTTGTCTTGAAACGCTCTAGGTCGTCTGGGTACATCCAAGCTGCTGGTTCGTTCATTTGTTGCCCTCCATGTTTCTCAGCATGTCCACCATGGCCTTGTTCTGGCGGCGCGCTTTCTTCTCTTGTGGTGTTGGCTCTTTCACCTGGATCGCGTCCAGGTCGTCGGACTCCATGTCGTCAAAGCCGGAACCCGTGGAGGCCTTCACGCTGCCTGACACAACCTTGCTGCCAGGAAACACGTTCTTGAAGTCGGCCATGTCCGCGATCAGCTCGCCTGGGCAGTTGTGCAGCTCCTTGCTCAGGAAGTTGGGACCGTAGTCCTGGCACTGGCCCGTCGAGTTGGTGAAGAACGCGCCCGTCGTGCGGTGTTTGTACGCAATCCAGGTTTGGCCACCATCGACCGGCTCGCCGTAGGGCACCAGCGCGGGGATCATCAGGTGATCCTTGCAGCCTTCGCGCTGAGCTTTATCGGTCAGCACGGTGTCGTGGTGTTGGCAATGCCATGCGGCATTCTCAACGGGTGAGGCGTGACAGCACGTGCGGCAGTTGGCCTCGGCAGCCTTGCCACCGTGGCAGTGCTTCCAGAATGTGCACATCTTGCAGACGTAGTAGGCAGGGTCTGCGCTGAGGGCCTGCGGTGATGTCGTCTCCTCGATCAGTCGCTGGGCTCGAGCCATCAAGCTGTAGAAGTGGTCTTTGTCGAAGTGCACCCATTCGCAGTACACCTCGTCGGTGTTCTTGTTCACGCCCATGTACATGGCGCGCTCGAGCTCCATCAGGCCCATGTAGACGGTCATTTGGTCATAGTGCTGGGGCTTTGCGCCCTGGACCTTCTTGCTCATGAGCTCGTTGAATGAGCGCTCGTTGTGCGTCTTGAACTCAAGCACGCACGCTGCCTTGGGTGCTTCAGGCAATCCCTTGCCGATGCCGTCCAGGCTGCCACCGAAGTGGCCATTGACCGCACTCACTCGGAACTGTTCGCCTGTCTCGGGGTCCTTGTCCCACACCTGAGCACCGATGCCGCGCAGCTCCTCGATGAGACGGGCCTCCTCGCGCTGGCCAGTGCTGAACAAGCGCAGCATGCGACCGGAGAATTCAGGTTTGAGCGCCCAGCGCCAGGTCAGCCATATGTAGCGATCGCATTGGTGGCCAATCAGGCTCGCGCCCATGTGAGGGCGGTGATCCTGCGGCTTGCTTTCATACCAGCGCACGATCGCCGCGCTGGTGGTGTGTTGGGATTCGGGAAGGGTTGGCATTGTTGTCTTTCGTTTAGGTGGGGTACTCGCTGCATCTGTTGGTACTGCACCGCATGAACTTAATCACTTGGCTGAGTGTTATCCAACAGCATCCGTTTTCCCCCGTTTTTTGATTCGGCCTACTCGCGTGGGCTTTTGATGGGGAGGAGTCAACTACCCACCAGCAGCATCCGCTTTCGGCCTTGTTGTTTTAGGCCCAAGGCTTCTTGGCTGGTGCAGCAGCTGCGGGACGTGCTGCAGGCGCTGGCTTGGCTGCCGGGGCAGCAGTAGGCACACCAGCGGACTCATAGCCCACGATGCGGTTGCGTGTTGGGTCCTTGCGATCGATCTCGACGCTGGCAACAAATGGCGAGTCGTGCAGCTGCTCGGTCTCGGTCATGTCCTCGACACCGACCGCGAAGCAAAGAGACGCAAGCGCAGCCTTGGCGATGTCCTCGGCCTGCTTGTTGGGGTTGTCCACGTTCAGGCGCTCCCAGTGGCGACGGCCAGAATGCTCACCGCCGAGCACTTGCATCTCAAGCTCAAGGTAGTGGCCAGTGCCAGCCTTGGTGGGCTTGATGTCTGACTTGGTGATGATCATGTCGTAATCACCATTGGGCAGCGGCTCGTATGAGCGCGGCTCCATGGGTTCGACAGAGTTGCGGTTGAAGTTGAAGTTGGCCATGTTGTTCTCCAGGTTGATGGCTTAGTTGTTTGCGGCCAAAGCCGCAGCGAATGCGTCCCAGCTGAGAGGCATATTCTTCAAACCGAAACGGTTCCCGCCCATGTGAGCGGGGTGCGGTTCGACGTGAAGGATTCGTTCACCCGTCGTGCGGGCCTTGGTTTCTTTGTTGCCGTAGCCGGCATCGCTCTGTGTGGTGACGATGCGGTAGTTGGCCCAGCCGATCACGTCAGCCCATTCCTGGACCAATGCGCCAGCGCGATCGTGGAGCTTAAGCATGTACTGGTCATACCCGTCGTGCAGGGGTGACTCAAAGTGCTTAATCTTGTCGTGCGCAATCAAGATCACGGCCATGCTGCGCTGCTGACGTAAAGCCTCAAGACCGGCCAGGAGAGTGCGCCATTCCTCAGAGGCAACGATGTAGCCCTTGCCAAAGCCTGGGGCCTCGATGTTGGCCCACTTGTTCTTTGTGCATACGTGCTGGAGCAGCAGAGGCTCAAGCCAGTCAAGCGAGTCCAGGAACACAGACTCATAGGGGTGATCTTCTTTAAGCAGCGTGCCGATCGCCTGGTAGACATCGTCCAGCGTCTGGCACAGGGGGAAGGCTGCTGCGTCCACAGCGTCTGCACCGTCCTCAGTAAGGATGCCGATCGCGTTGGGTGCGGTGGCCGCAAAGGTGGTCTTGCCGATCTTGCCTGGGCCGGCAATCACGATCTTGGGTGCGCGCATGCGCTTAGTGCGCGAGATGGATGAGAGATCAAATGCCATGGTTTATTCCTGTTCTGCCGGTACATCGACGTACTCGGTCTTTGGTGTGTAAGGGAAAGTGACAGGGACAAAACTGTCGCGGTTGGTGTAGCAGCTGCCGCTTGGTTCGCGGAACACGCGACCATTTATGTCATAGGCCTGACCGTCAAAACGATCGGCCTGTTTAAAAACGCGGCTGCAACGCTTGTTTTGAAGCACACCCTCCGCGGCTTCATTCCATTCATCGTCTTCGCCTGTCAGCGGAGTCAATGGCTCAAAAGCCAAAACTTTTTTCAAAATGGAAAGCGCATAGTTGGCGCTGAACCCGCTGTGCCCTTCCTCGGCAAAAGCCTTGACCATATGCAAAATGTGATCTCGCATAGCGCGGTTCATCTCATCATCGCTGTCAGCAGTCATTCCGATGCGATTAAGTTCGCTTTGCGCGTATTCAAGAAGTGCCATTGCTTATTCCTTGAATGTGATCTTGATGCCTGTCTTGGCAGGCGTGACGGTGATCGCGGCTGCGATCTGTGCCCACACAGAGGGCGACTCAGCGCGAATGACCTTAAGCTTAGTCTCGTCGGCCTTGACCTCAGTCTTGAGGGGCCGTGCTTCGCTTGGCCAGCTGCCAGTAAGCGCGGTCAGCTTCTCGATGTCGCACTTGTAAGTGAGCTTGCCAGTCGTCGTGATCTTCACGCCGTTGGGGGTGCTGAACGTCTCGCTGCCTTCCTCGCGTGCAGGGTTGAGCGCCAGGATGTCTTGCTCAATGGCCACGCGCTCATCACGTGCTGCTTCTTCTTTCTGTTTGGCAATGCTCCATTCGATTGCCAGCTCGTCTAGGGTTTTCATTGTGGTTTCCTTTGGTTGTTAAGACTTGCACATCACTCAGTCGTTGATTTCGTCGCCGTAGTGGTAATCAGGGGCACGTACGGTGATGTTGATTACCTCTTGGCTCTTGGCCTCACCCAGCAGGGCCGCGTACGCCACCGCGTCTTCTGCGCTGTCCTGGTGAAAGCCTGGGCGCTGCTTAAGGCGAACGAGCTTGAGTAGGGTCATCATCATCCAGCCGTCAGACTCGCTCAGGCTGTGGCCGGTGATGTTGTTGAAGGCAGCCACAGTCGCGGCCATGCTGCGCTCGCCTTGGGGCTTGTCGTAGGTGCTGGCGCGGTCTTGCATGTGCTTGCTGGCCGCGGTCAGGAATTCATTCGCTTTCATTCTTGCTGGTCTTTCTTTGGTCGTTGGAAAACTTCGTAGTAGCGGGCTGGTCTGGTTCGCATCATCTTGCGCAGCCACTCAGCACCGCCCATCTCTTTGAACTTGCGCCACTCGGTGTCAGACATACGCAAATACCTAGCTTTAAGTGGCTCAGGTGGCTTGGGTCGTGGCATCAGCTGCTCCTGTTGCTTTGGCGATGGCGGCACGTGCCTTTTCAAGTCCGCATGAACGCGAGAAGTCATCTAAGCATGGGTTACTCATGGCTTGTAATGCCTCCAACAGTTCAGGCGCGGCGGCAATCAGACGGGCGTTGGCTTGCATTGATGGGCCGTAACGTAGCGACATCCCCTCATAGCCCGCGTAATCCAAAACTTCGTTGCGTGGGCCTGCTCCATACAAGCCGTTGAAGTTGTCACCCCAAATCCAGGGGCCTGGCGTGTGTTGCGTGGCCATCAGCTGCTCCACCATGCAACAAGTAAACAAGCAAGGCCGACACCGATCGCGATGGCCAGCAAGTAGCCGGCAACGCTTTCGATCATGGGCTCGCGGTGCGCTTCAAGGTGGCCAACTGTAAAGGTGCAGTCAGCAAGAGTGCGGGGGGTTTGGTAGTGAGAGAGTTTCATTTTGGTGGGTCCTGTCGTGGGTCTCGGTTTATTTCTTGGCGATCTTGAACTGGTCGGGTGCAACTTCATTCCAGAGAACAAAGTCAGGGTCCAGGTCGCGTGCCATTTCGTGCAGCTTGTCGCGCTGCTTTTTGCCGTTGGCGTAGTCGGTGTAACCGTCTGCGTAGGCGTAGTACCAGTCGTGGGCCTTAAGGGCCTTCTTGTATTTCTCGAGATTGGTCATCGTTGATGCTCCTTGTTGCGTTGTTGATGTAGTGATTCTAGGTCAACGATGAGCAATTCACACCACACAGGACAAACTATTTTCTAGGTGTTTTCCCTAATGGTTTTTCAGGTCGGTTTGATCCATAGCACGTGCGACACCCACGCCACGTTGGCATCTGTGCGCAGGGCTGTCCCACTGCTGCAGCGGATCAGGTTGAACGTGCCAGTGCGGTAGCCGCGTTGCAGGCTCGAGAGCACGTGCTCGCCGTTGTCCAAGGCAATCACGCACACTTGGCCAAGACATGAGCGCGGGTCTTCTTCGACCGGCGAAATGAAGTACATCCACCCATCCTTGGGGCTTTGGGCAATGCGCATCTGCAGCGCGTAGGTTCCAGCTGGGCAGTCTGCCGGCCCAATCACCTTGTCGGCAGTGCGCCGCGGAAACAGCGTCACCACCGCGTCGGGGCCAATGTAGCCAGTGACGGGCACGTGGCGAACATCGTCTACGACTTCGACGCCCGCCTGGCGCAGCACCTCGGTGATGGGCACGCCAATGAGTGACGCGATCTGCAGCGCCTCCTCGTTGGTCATCTTGCGCTGGCCACGCAGCATCAGAGACACTGCAGCCGCGTCCAAGCCCATTTGCCTCGCCAAGCCCCGCTGCGAGAGCTTGCGGTCGTTCAGTCGTTTTCTAAACCAGTCTGTATTCATGGTCGATGAAAGAGTGACATATACTCACCATTGAGTCAATCACAACAAGTTGTTAGGAGCAATACATGACGATTCCAACCATTCACACCCTTGAGCCGGCATTCACCATCATCGAGAGGCTGGGGGGCAAGGCCGCGGTGGCTGAGCAGCTCTCTCTGGACAAATCGGCGCTTTCGCGCTGGTGCCAGCCAAAGCCTTCGGGCACTGGTGGAGTAATCCCGCAGCGGCACTGGGCCGCGCTGATGCAGATGGCACGTGCGAAGCATGTTGACATCACCCTTGAGGAGCTCGCAGCCGTTGAGGTGTGATCATGGTCACCGAGACGCAATTGACCATGACAAACTCAGATTTCCTGGCCGAGGTTTACGGCGTTTTTGACCCCAGCGAGTTTGGCTGGGTGACTACTTTCCGCGCTGATCCAGGCTCGGCCCCACCGTCCGTTTGGCAAGGCCGCTTCTACAAAGGCACGGAAAAACAAGCCACACTAATCGATCAAGCAGGGCAGGACAACTGTTATTTTTGCACTGCAACATTGAAGCCTACAGCTGACGGGGAGTTCTTGCGGCGCAAGGATGCTTTCGAGCGCTTATCCGTTCTTGTCCTAGACGATGTGCCGATCGAAGATGTGGACAACTGCAGCTACGCGCTGCAAACCAGCCCAGGCAAACACCAGATCGGCATCTTTTTAGACCCTGACGACCAGGACTGCTACGACCGCCAGCTCATCGACCGCGTGATGAGCGCGCTTGCAGCCAGAGGCCGAAGCAATGACGCGTCAGGCAATGCCTGCGTGCGCTACGTCAGGCTGCCAGTAGGAACCAACACCAAACCAAGAGCTGCCGGCCCATGGCAGGTGCAGTTGGTGATCTGGAATCCACGCGTGCGCTGGACCTTGGCCGATGCCTGCGCAGCCGTGGGCGTTGACCTTGATTCCCTGCACATGGCCGCGGCGATTGCCAAGACGTCCGCACCCAGCAGCACACACACAGGCACGCACGCCGGCGAGATGATCACGGGCCTGACCGACCCTCAGCCAGAGGCCCGCGTCTACCACGAAAACATCACGCGCTTGGCTGCCAACCTGGTAAGCGGCGGCATGTACGCAGGCGCCGCGGTCGAGTTCCTGTACTCGCTCATGGACCAGGTCAGGCCCGACCACAACCGCAACCCTGACGAGTTCAAGCGCTGGGAGATCAGGCGCGCTGAGATCCCCCGTGCTGTGAAGTCAGCGGAGAAGTTCGCGCCCGAGGAGCGCAAGCCCCCACAGATCACCGTCAACCTCAACCTGGCAGAAGACACAAGCTCACCAGATGAGCCAGTCAAACCAGGTGAGCTCGCGCCTCTGGACTGGTCAGCGCTTGAGGGCACAGAGCCAGAGCCAACCAACTGGCGTGTCGATGGCTGGTTTCCAGAGCGCACCGTCACCCTGTTGGCCGCCAATGGTGGCGTGGGCAAATCCAACCTGTCCCTGCAAATGGGCGTGGCGCTCGCCCAAGGCCTCGAGTTCTTGGGCCTGCAAACCAAACCCTCACGCGTCTTGGTCATCTCTGGCGAGGACGAAGCGCGCACGGTGCACTTTCGTGTGGCCAACATCTGCAAGGATTTGGACGTCTCGGTGTCCGAGCTCGACGGCAGGATGATCGTCTACGACATGACGCAGACCGACTGTGTTTTGTGGCGTGACGGGGCAGCCACCGAGCGCATGCAATGGCTGGCCGATGCTGTCGTGCGTCACCGCGCCGATGCCGTGGTGATTGACAACGCGTCCGACGTGTTCGCGGACAACGAGAACGACAGAACAGCAGTGCGCGGATTTATGCGGTGCCTCAACATGATCGCTGGCCACACCAGCTGCGCCATGTTGCTGCTGGCCCACGTGGACAAGGCCAGCGTGCGTGTGGGTGCAGGCAATGAGTCGCTGTCCACCTACTCGGGCTCGACTGCCTGGAACAACAGTGCCAGGTCACGCTGGGCCATGGTGCGCAACAACGACCGAGAGATTCTCTTGCGTCATGAGAAGTGCAACCTTGGACCACTGCAAGAGGAGCTCAGGCTTGAGTTTGACACTGGGTCTAAAACGTTCAAGCGGTTTGGAACCATTCCTGGTCAGCAAGCTGCGGCCACGCTGGTGCGCAATTCCCATCGCGCTGCGATTCTCAGACTGATTAGCCAAGCAGACCAAGCAGGCCAGCGCCTATCGATGAAGGCCAAGTCCAACAACAACGCCTACATCATGTTACGCAAAAGCTCTGAGTTTCCGCGTATCAATCGTGAGGATATGTTTGCGATTCTGTTTGACATGCAACGCGAAGGGCTGATCACTGAAGTGGATTACATCCACGACCGCAAGAAACACCAACGCATCTGTCTCACGCCTGCTGGTGAGGTACGCGTGGCCATTGGTTCAGGAGCACCGCCCGCATGGGCACAAAGAGAGCAGGAGAACGACGAATGAACATCACCATTTACACAAAGAGCAACTGCCCCAACTGCGTGGCAGCCAAGCAGCTCATGACATCCAAAGGCATTAAATACGTCGAGGTTGATGTGGAGCTGGGTAGCCGGTGGCAAAACCTGCTGGCTGAATTCCCAGACGCCAGGCAGATGCCCCAGATTTTTATCAACGATCAGCGCGTCGGGGGTTTGGCTGGGCTGCAGGCGGCATTGAAGCAATTGGAGGGACAAGCATGACTAAAGACGAAGCATTGAACATTGCGATTGATTACATGAACGAGCGTCTTGAAGAACACGATGCCAAGTTTCAGCGTCATCCAGCAACAGAAGCCGAGAGAAACAATATTCTTGCTGACATTGAAACAGTCAAAGAAGCCTTGGCACAGCCAGAGCAGGAGCCTGTTGCGTGGGCTTTTTTGAACGGGCAATACGCTCACATTGTGTGGGGCAAACAACGTCCTGATGACGAGATTCACACAACCCCCCTCTACACCAACCCACCACCCGTTGCGGAGCCACATAAGCGCAAGCCGCTGACGGATGAGGAGATAAATTTGCTTTGGCGCAATAGCAAATCAAACATTGGATGGGAAGACTTTGAAACGGTCGTACGTGAAATCGAAGCCGTAGTAGGGAAGAAACAAAAATGACAGACCGCGAACTATTAGAAATTTCCGCGCTGAGGGCTGGAATTGAGTTGGATTGGGACGTTCCAATTCAATCTTCACCGTGGAGAATAACAGGCACTGGAGATGACAAAGGCCCTACTTGTCAATGGAATCCCCTTGCAGATGATGGCGATGCATTACGGCTGGCGGTGAAGTTGGGTATTGATATTAACCAACAAAAAACGCTTGGAATCGTTGAGACTTTTTGGTCAAAAGAATCAGGATGTAAAAGGGAGCAATATAACAACGACCCTTACGCCGCGACCCGACGAGCAATCGTAAGGGCGGCTGTTGTGACAACCGCACACGGCATTAAGGGGGAAGCATGAGGTTTTGGTTTTACGTCATTCGCGCCTCATGGCGCTATGGGTTTGGCCGTTGGTATGTCTGGCGCGATGCGCCGACAGACATTGTGCGCATAGTGGCAGTGCTTTGGTATGTGGAGAGAAAAAGAACGCCAGATGAAAGCTCTGGTTTGATTCAGCAGGCATACAACGAATATCAGTTACGCAAGCGCAGGGAGGCAGTATGAGTGACGGCGGCAAAGGATCAGATCGACGCCCTGGCAAGGGCTATCAGGACAACTGGGAGCGCATCTTTGGGCGGCAGCCTAAGACGTGCCCGCCATGCCACGGCAACTGCAACCAAGGCAGAACATGCCCGGCAAGGCAGGCCAAATGAGCGGTTGCGCTCGCATGCGCCTGCTATGCGATCGCATTGCGAACGCTATGCAAGCGCAGGGGCGGGGAAAGCCCCCTCAAAGGGGCTTCCCCATGCGCTTTTGTGTACTTTTGGGTGACGTAGGAAGTGCGCCTGCACCTGCATAGATAGAGTGTGAGATGCAGGCGCACTTTTTTGATGTGAGAATCACAACATGGAAACAAAACAAGAAAACGACATCGGCAAGCAGCTTCAGGAGGCGGTGCTGAAGGCTGCGATGCCTGAAGAAGTCAACGATGAGCTGGACGCATCAGGGACAGCTAAAAAAGGAGGCGGGAAGCAGGCAGCCGCCGTCAGCCCGCTGACAGGCGCGCCCGTGCCGAAGGGCCGCGCCAAAGGCACGCCCAACAAGATGACGACGACCATCCGAGACGCGGTCATGCAAGCGTTCAGCGAGGTCGGAGGGCCTGCGTACCTAGTCAAGCTGGCCAAAGGCACGCAGAGCGACAGAGCCGCGTTCACCAGCCTTCTGAACAAGGTGCTGCCGACACAGGTCAATGCCAACGTAGAGGGCGGCGTACAGATACAGCTTTCATGGCTTGGCAGCCGATCGATTGGCACAACAGTGACACAAAATCAGGAACAGATAACGCAAGTCGTTGATTTGCAAAAGGATTCAGCGGGCAAGTACCGGATCATTGATCAGGTAAGCGATGTGTCGCCGGCAGCGGCAGACGGCGGCGGCGCCGAGACGACCGAGCCAAAGCCCGCAGGAGACGCGCAAGGTGCGTGAGGCTACCAGCCCTAGGGCAGGCAGGCGATCGCGTCTCCTGCGTCGATCTGGCCAGCCCTTGCCCCCTCGCTGTGGCCTGGGAATTCCTGACCCCCTACCCCCCGTCGATCGGCAGGGGGGTGGCCGGCTCGAGCTGGGGCCCCCCCAACTTTCTCAGTAGCAAAAAATCGAATAATGAGTAAACCTCAATGAACCTCAACGAGTACCAACCCCGCAGCGTGTTCACCCCGATGCACAACCGCGACAAGCGCTGGACCGTCGTCGTCGCGCACCGCCGCTGCGGCAAGACGGTGGCCATGTGCGCTGACCTGGTGATCGGCGCGCTCGAGACCGCTCTGCCAAAACCGCAATTCGCCTACCTTGCGCCACAACGTGACCAAGCCAAGCGTGTGGCATGGGGATACCTCAAAGACCTGACGCGTCCGATGTGGTCCAAGCCGCCCAATGAGTCCGAGCTCAAGATTACGCTGAACAATGGCCACGGCGGTGAGAGCACGATCTACGTGGCCGGCGCGGACAACTACGACGCGCTGCGCGGCATGTACTTTGACGGGGCGGTGCTGGACGAGGTGGGCGACATGAGACCGTCTGCCTGGTACACGGTGATCCGGCCTGCACTGTCTGACCGGATCGGCTGGGCGATCTTTGCCGGCACGCCAAGAGGCAAGAATCTTTTCTGGAATCTCAGGGAAGAAGCGCGGATGAACCCGAACACGCACATGCTGCTTGAGCTTCCCGCGTCCAAGACCAACATCATCCACCCTGACGAGCTGCGCGACGCCAAAATCCAGATGACCGAGGAGGCGTACCAGGTCGAGTACGAGTGCTCGTTCGATGCTGCCGTGCCTGGCGCGTACTACGCCAAGCAGATCGGGGACGCGTATGCCGAGGGCCGGATTGGCCTGCACCCGATTGACAAGGCATTCCCAGTCAACCTGGTGGCGGACTTGGGTTTTACCGATTCCTGCAGCTGGTGGGGCTGGCAAGAGACCCGCGACGGCCTGCGCATCGTGGATTTCATGGAAGACGACAACCAGCCAATCCAGCACTACATCGATTGGGTGAAAAGCAGGCCCTACTTGGTCAACCCCAAGGGCGTTTTTCTGCCGCACGACGCGAAAGCCAAGTCACTGCAGACCGGCAAGTCGATCATCGAGCAGTTTTTGGCCAACGGCATCCGGCCACAGCTGGTGCCCGAGATGTCATTGCAAGACGGCATCGAGGCGGTGCGCATGATCCTGCCTCATTGCTGGTTTGACGAGACCCCGACCTATGACGGTGTCGAGCACCTGCGGGCGTACATGCGGGAATGGGACGAAAGGACGCAGACGTACCGCAACAAGCCCAAGCACGACCAACACAGCCACGCGTCTGACTCTTTCCGCTACCTGGCTTTGGCTGCGCGCCCAGTGTCGCGCAAATCGCAACGTGCGCCTACAATCACAACACTACCCAAGGGCGGGGCCAGCTACGCCTTTGCACTTAACGACATTTGGGACTGCCAACAGACGCAGTCCAGAAGGGTTGGATGATGAGTAACAGCGCCGCGATTACGAGCGACACCGATTTTGAAAACACACCGAACGGTCTTGCTCAGAGATGGCAGACCGAAATTCAGGCGTCACAGCAGGAGCTTTTGAAGTTTCACCAAGACGCCAACCGCATCACGCAGCGCTACTTGGACAAGCGCGACGCCTACGCCAAAGACGAGAGCAAGGTCAACCTGTTCTGGTCCACGATGCAGGTTTTGCTGTCCATGCTGTACGCCCGGCCACCCAAGGCCGACGTGGCGCGCTCGTTCCAGGACTATGACGACGACGTGGCGCGTGTGGCCGGCACGATGCTGCAGCGTTTGCTCAATCGCGCCTTTGATGACAGCACCTCAGCCTGGGATTCGGCAGTGCGTCAGGGTATTGAGGACTGGCTCGTTGTTGGTGAGGGTCAAATCTGGCTGCGCTACGAGGTCAAGACCGAGGACTACGAAGTCCCCGCGGTGTTTGACGAGTTTGGCCAAGAAATCAGCCCCGCCGAGCAGGCCGAACGCATCATCGATGAAGACGCGCCCGTCGATTACATCTATTGGGAGGACTTTTTCTGGTCTCCCGCCCGCACTTGGACCGAGGTGCGCTGGGTTGCCCGCCGCGTGTTCATGACCAAGGACCAACTCGAGGCGCGTTTTGGCGAAAAAATCGCCTCGCAAGTGCCACTGGGCAACTTCAGCAAGAAAGACCAGGTTAACGACCAGTCACCCAAGCATGACCCGTGGAACAAGGCTGAGGTGTTCGAGATTTGGTGCAAGGAAAAGCGCAAGGTCTACTGGTACGCCAAGAGCTGCGACATCATTTTGGACGTCAAAGACGACCCGTTGCAATTGGACAACTTTTTCCCCTGTCCCAAGCCTTTGGCCGCGAACGTCACCTCGAGCAACTTCATGCCGCGGGCCGACTACATCTTTGCCCAGGACCAATTCAACGAATTGGACGAAATCAACACCCGCATCACGTGGCTTACGCGTGCGGCCAAGGTGGTGGGCGTGTACGACAAGAGCGCCGAGGGCATTCAGCGCGTGTTTAACCAAGGCTCAGAAAACCAACTGATCCCCGTGGACAACTGGGCAATGTTTGCCGAGCGCGGCGGCATCAAGGGTCAAGTGGACTGGATTCCAATCCAAGAAGTGGTCAATGCGATCGACCACTTGCGCCAGTACCGCCAAGACAAAGTCATGCAAATCTACGAAGTGCTGGGCATCTCCGACATCATGCGCGGCAGCTCCAAAGCGAGCGAGACCGCGGCAGCTCAGCAAATCAAAGCGCAATTTGGCTCGACCCGCATTCAGCTGAAACAGTTCTACATCGCTGACTGGATCACGCAGGCCCTGCGCATCAAGGCCGAGATCATCTGCAAGCACTTTCAGCCCGAGACGATCGTGCGCAAGTCCAACATCATGCGCACGCCTGATGCGCAGATCGCCATGCAGGGCGTGCAATTGTTGAAGGACGAGGAAATGGCCGAGTACCGCATCAACATCGAGGCCGACTCCATGGCCGCGCTGGACTGGGCGGCAGAGCGTGACGCCGCGGTGCAGTTTATGCAGGGCTTGGGTGCGTTTATCTCGCAGGTGGCGCCGATGGCTCAGCAAGTGCCGGCTGCGGCGCCTGTCCTCATGTCATTGCTGCAGTGGAGTGTCTCGAAATTCCGCGTCTCGACGCAGATCGAGTCGGTGCTTGACCAGGCGATTGCCGCGCTTAAGCAGCAGGGCGTGCCACAGCCCCAGCCCAACCCGATGCAAGAGGCTGAGGTGGCCGAGAAGCAAGCCGGTGCGGCTGAGCGCATGGCCAAGGCCAAGAACACCAACATGGAGGCAATGGGCAAAGAGGCTCAGCTGCGCGCCATGGGTGTGTTGCAGCCCCAGCCCCAGTTGCCACCCGCGGCGCCACCGATGCCGGCCCCCGTTCAACAGATGCCGCAAGCTGGCGGCGCCATGCAGTGAGGTGAGAGATGGAAAAAGCAAACGAATTTGCGTCCCTGTTGGTCAAGTCCCGGTCACTGGGCCACGTGGCGCACTGGGCAACTGACAGCTACTCCAAGCACATGGCGCTGGGCGCGTTTTACGAGGGCTTGAGCGAGCTCACCGACGCCTTTGTTGAGCAGTACCAAGGCTACTACAACAAGCGCATGAAGGTCGAGATTTTGACCTGTGACTTGGACGATGACGTGGCGAGCGAGCTTGAGGAGCACATGGAATGGATCGAGCGCTACCGCTACCAGGTCTGCGACAAGGACGAGACGTCACTGCAGAACGCGATCGATGAAATTGTCGGTCTGTACCAAACCACGATCTACAAACTTCGCATGCTTAAGTGAGGGGAGAGATGGCTGAAACGTACATCGAAGAAACACCGGTCAAGCGTCGCTGGGCGGCTGCTTTGGCTGATGCTTTACGCGGTGCGCGAGACGTTGCCAACCGCGTGGCGGCGCCTGAGTCTGTGCCACTGATTGGCGGCGCCAGATTGGGCGACATGGTTTTGGGGCAATCACCCGAGGGCGCCGAGCGCTTGGCCTATGGCGAGCGCATGACCAGTGGTCGCGGCCAGACCTTGGCCATTCGGCCCGAGACGATGGACCTGGCCATGCTGATGCCGATCAACACGGCAGCCAAAGTGCCACAGATGGCCGCCAAGGGTGCCAACAGTGCAACGGTTGCGGCGCTGCGCTCACCCAAGATCAAGCAAACCGTCGATGACCCGCAGCGCATGGCCTACCCCGGCATTTACAAGCGCCCCGACGAGCTGGCCGCAGAGGCCGCGGCTGCTGTGGCGCCTGAGAACCCCATGTTGCAGCGTCTGTTTGGCGTGACGCGTGACGACCTGTACGAGATTGCCAAGGCGCGCCAAGGCAACATCGATCCGGTGCTGCCGGGTGCGGCAGCCAAGCCCAAGGGCAGCGCAGCCGCTGAGGGCGTGATGAACCGCCGCAACGAGAACCGAATTCTCAATGCGTTGGGAGAAGCTGAACAGCACCCCGGCCTCTACAAAGGCATGGTGGGCTGGTACGTGATGGACCCGGCTTTCCAGCGCATGAAGGCATTGGTCGGTGAGGAAGAAGCGATCAAGCGCTACAACAAGTTCAACGCCTTGTCGGGCATGGCCTCGCCTGGCAGTGACGTGCTGACCGAGTTCAACCGTGGCTCGGCGGCCAACTGGCTAGCGAACGAGGGCCGATTTGACGATTTCGTGAAGTACGCCGGCATGCCTGCAGCTGCTCGAGGTGAGCGCTTCCCCGAGGACATGCGCGCCGTGATGGGCCACCCGTACCACAAGACGGCGCAGGCCCAGCCGATGCAGAAGTACATCAACGCGGGCGAGGTGGACATGCAGTCGCCTAAGGTCCCGATGTACATCCAAGCCAGCGGCGTGCCCGAGACGGGATTTCAGACAGCGATGCCTGTGGGCGATGCGCACTGGTCGCGTGCTGTGGGCCTTGGTGACACGCGCACTAATCAAGCCTACGGCGCCAGCGTCTCCACACCGGAAATGTCGCAACTCTCTCCATGGTGGCAAAAGCGCATTGCGCAGAAGGTCGGCCTCGAGTCCGTGCCCGCGCAGGCGCTCACCTGGGGCACGTTTGCCCGGCAGACCGGCGTCGATACGCCCATTGGCGCGCCCAAGCTGGAGCTCCTTGCGCAACAGATTGAGAAAGCATCAAAGCGCATGAACGTCTCGCCTGAGACGGCCCGCGACATGATCTTGACGGGCAAAGCGCACGCCGGCCTGATCGGAGGCAAGAGCAACGACGACCTGAGCCGCGCCCTCATCAACGAGGCGCGCTCGGCTGCAGTGTCGGCCCTGCGCAAGAAGAAAGAAACCAAAGAGGACGAGGAAAAATGACCAGACGCCGCTGGATTCAAGACCGCAAAACGGGTGAGCTTATTGAGGTCACCGCTGACTACACGCCCGAGATGCGCACCGACTCTGGCGCGCTGTGGGGCGACAGCAGCTACGACGGCATGAAGGCGCCAGACGGCACTGACATCTCGTCACGCACCAAGCACCGTGAGTACATGAAGGCCAAGGGCCTGACCACGATGGACGATTTCAAAGATTCCTGGGCGCAAGCCAAGGAGAGTCGCGAGCGGTACATGACCGAAGGCGGCTCATTCAAGCGTGCCGACATAGAGCGCGCAATTCATCAACTCCAAAACAGGCGTTAAACCATGGAACCCACGACATCACTGCGCGACGCAATCGAGTCCGCGATCGAAGAACCCGAACAAAAGGCTGCGCCGGCTCCTGAGCCGGTTGCATCTGCAGAACCATCTGTAGAACCTGCCGAACCTTCTGCCGAACCCGCTTCCGCCGCTCCCGAAGCTGCCGCCGCCGCGCAAGACCTCAATGCTCTTGCCGAAGACAAGGTAGACGACGGCAAGCCCCGCGACGAGCAAGGAAAGTTCAAGCCGCGGGATGATGGTATGCAAGCTGGGCCAAAATCTGGACCTAAGCCACAGGGCGAGCGTGCCCCGGCATCTTGGCGCCCCGAGGCCCGCGAGCACTGGGCGCAGTTGCCCGAGGGCGTGCGCGCTGAAGTGGCTCGCCGTGAATCCGAAGTGGCGCGCACCCTGCAAGAAACTGCCGAGGCACGCAAGACCGCCGAGGCCGTCATGCGCACGATCGAGCCATACCAGGCATTCATCAAGGCCGAAAACAGCAACCCCTTGCAGGCGATCGACAACCTGATGTCAACGGCGGCGCGCCTGCGCACCGGTACGGCGCCCGAGCTCGCCCAGCTGGTGGCCGGCATCGTCAATCAGTTTGGCACGGGCCGCTTTGGCAATGGCTTTATTGAGCTGCTGGACGGCGCCTTGGCTGGCCAGACACCCAAGCAAGACCCGCAGCAACTGGCCATGGAGCAGGTGCTGAACCAGCGCCTGGCGCCCGTGCAACAGATGCTGACCCAGTTCCAGCAGGCGCAACTGCAGCAACAGCAGCAGGTTGCCCAAGCCGCGCAGACTGAGGTGTCAACCTTCTTGGACCGCGCTGAGTTTGGCGAGGACGTGCGCGAAGACATGGCCGACTTGCTCGAGGCAGCGCAGCGCAAGGGTCAGAACCTGAGTCTGGCCGATGCCTACAAGAAGGCTTGCCTGATGAACGACAACGTGCGGGCCGTGCTGACGCAGCGCGTACGGGCCAAAGGAGCTCAGAACACCACCCAAGCCGCGCAGAAAGCCAGGTCGGCAGCGGTGCAGGTTTCGGGGTCCGCGCCCATGGGTGGCATCAAACACGACCCCACCGACGTGCGCACGGCCATCGAGGCCGCGATTGCGATGTCATCAAGATGATTGCATAATCGCACCACAAGGCAGGTAACTGCCTTTGGTGTGCCACAGCACCCCAGCCACCGCAAGCTCATAGGAGACACCGCAAGGGTGTCCCACCTACGACAAAGTCGGACTGTGATCGGTTCGCGTAGGCGCATCTGAACCAAGCAGGCGCAAGCCTTTTTTGAACTCAGATGAGGATTTAATCATGAGCTTTCCAAATGTATCGGACATCGTCGCGACGACGATTCAGTCCCGCACTCGTCAGATTGCGGACAACGTAACCAAAAACAACGCCCTGTTGTCTCGCTTGAATCAGCGCGGCAACGTCAAGACCATCTCTGGCGGTAACGTAATTTTTGAAGAACTCTCCTTCGCTGAAAACGCGAACGGCGGCTTCTACTCTGGTTACGACTTGCTGCCTGTGGCTGCTCAAGACGTTATCAGCGCCGCTGAGTACCAGATCAAGCAATACGCAGTTCCAGTCGTTATGAGCGGCTTGGAAATGTTGCAGAAC